GAAAACCGGCGCGGCAATGACTGCAATGGGAAGCCAGATCGCCGACGCTGCACTTGCCCCAGTCGCAGCAACTTTCGAGACACAGCGGGCGCTTGGCGAGCTGTCTTCCCTCGGCGTGCAGGATTTAGATGCACTTGAAACTGCTGCCCGCAGCTTCTCCGACCAGTGGAGCGGTACGTCAAAAGCAGATTTTATAAGTGCGGCTTATGATATCAAAAGCGGTATCTCTTCCCTGAGTGATGAGGGCGTTGCAGAGTTCACCAGTCTTGCCGCCCTGACTGCTAAGGCAACCAAGGCAACAGCGGGTGAAATGACTTCACTTTTTGCCACTGGTTACGGTATCTATAAAGGGTATTATAGTGACCTGAGTGATATCGAATTTGGCGAAATGTTTTCGGCGGGAATCTCTGAAAGCGTGCGTGCATTTAAGACCAGCGGTTCCGGCATGGCGCAGGGCATCCAGACGCTCGGCGCGTCAGCCACAACCGCAAACGTACCTTTAGAGGAACAGCTCGCCATATTGGGTATGCTGCAAGCAACAATGAGCGGTTCGGAGGCTGGCACGAAATACAAAGCCTTTCTCCGTTCGGCGGCAAAGGGCGGTGAGGCATTAGGCCTTTCCTTCCTTGACGCAAATAATCAGCTTTTGTCCATGCCGGAGATCCTGGAAAAGCTGAGGGGAAAGTTCGGTGAGACCATGGACGCCGCCGAAAAAATGCAGCTGCAAACGGCTTTTGGAGATACGGAAGCAGTCGCTTTAATTGACCTAATGTATTCCAAAACCGGGGACTTACAAGATAATATTTTGAACCTCTATGATGCAATGGGACAGGGTACTGGCGTTGCAGAAAAGATGGCGGGCGCTATGCAGGAAACCGAACCGGAACGGTTTGAACGGCTGCAACAGCGCATTCATAATGTGGCAGAATCGATAGGCGGTTCCATGCTGCCTGCAATTAACGATTTCCTAAGTTTAGGAGAGCAGGTGCTGTCAAAGATCGGCGCGTGGATTGAAGAAAACCAGGAGCTTGTCCGGGTAATCATGATGATTGTGCTGGGCATTGGCGGTTTCCTTACGATTGGCGGCGCAGCGCTTACCGTAATTGGCGGAATCGGGCTTGCGTTTACGCGGGCTGCTGCACTTGGAAAAAACTTTATTTCTGCAATCAAAGGGATACCAAAAACGCTGTCAACAATACGGACTTTTGCGGTGGGCGCAGGAGGCGCAGTTCGAACCGCATTCAGCGCGATCCGTTCAGGCGGAAGCGTGGCGGTATCTGCCATTCGGAGCATTGCAGGGCCGTTTGCCAGTGCAGTTGGCGGTATGATTTCAAGCCTTGGCTCGCTTGCTGGGGCGCTTCTGGCAAATCCGATTACGTGGGTCGTTATCTGCATTGTTGCAGTAATTTCCGCATTGGTTCTTTTGTGGAATAAATGCGAGTGGTTTCGTGATGGTGTGACTGCACTGATCGGTACAGTCAAAGAGAAAATCAGTGCAGCGATTGACTTTATAAAGGGTATTTTTGGTGCAATCGGCAGTTGGTTTGGTTCAGCGCTGGAATCCGCAAAAGCGGTAGTTTCCGAAAAACTGAACAACATCCGGACGACCTTTGAAAGCAATGGCGGCGGCATCCGTGGTGCGGCTGCTGTTGCGATTGAAAGCGTAAAGAACATATTCAGCACAGGTTTTAGTTTCCTTGACAATTTGACAGGCGGCAGGCTGTCCGCAATCCGGGACAAGTTTTCTGAGAAATTGGCTCCGATTTCCGGCATGGTCGGTGCGGTTATGGATGCGGCAAAAACAACGGTTTCCCAGCAGCTTGACAGCATCCGCACCGCTTTTGAAAGCAACGGCGGCGGGCTTCGCGGAACAGCAGCAGCGGCCCTTGAAAGCGTGAAAGCGGTATTCACTTCCGGCTTTAGTTTCCTTGACAACCTGACAGACGGTAAACTATCCGCAATCCGAGACAGGTTTTCTGAAAAATTGACGGCAGCGGGCAATGCGGTCAGCTCGGCGCTGGAATCGGTTCAGGCAGTTGTTTCCGAAAAGCTGAACCATATCCAGATGGTATACCAGAGCCATGGCGGCGGGCTTCAAGGTGCGGCAGCGGCAGCAATCGAGGGCGTGAAAAACATTTACAGTATGGGCTTTTCTGCGCTGGATGCTGCCACGGGCGGCAGGCTTTCCGAAATTCGGAATAAATTCTCGTCCGCAATGAGTGGGATTGTGCAGGGTGTCCGGCAAGGCTTTACGAATGTACGGACAGCGTTTTCAGTTGGTCTCAATAATATCCGCAATATGATTTCCGGAGCTGTAAACTGGTTTTTCCAGTCTGGCCAGCGGGTGGTGACAACCTTTGCAAATGGTATCCGTTCTGCCTTTGGGACTGCGGTTTCAGCGGTAAAAGGCGGCTTGCAAAATATTCGCAATATGCTTCCCTTTTCTGATGCAAAGGAAGGGCCGCTTTCAACCTTAACGCTTTCCGGGCAGCGCACTATGACGACCTATGCACACGGCCTGACGCTGGCGCAGAATGCTCCGGCAGAAGCAATAGAGCAAGGACTTACGCGAACACGCGCTGCATTGACCCGTGAGGAACCCAAGAAAATCAGTATTCGAAATTCCGATAATGTACAGTCTGATGAAGACTCCAACAACGGCGAAAGCAGCGGCAAAAATGTGATTATTCAGAAGCTGCTTTTGCAGGTTGATCTAAAGAAAATTAAGGATTTGCAGCTGCTGTTAAATCTTTTGAAGGATGTCGAAGACTATGCCAGCAGCAACGGCGAAATGGGGCCGGACGATGATCCCGATGCCGCATTTGCCTTAGCATAAAGGAGGACGGCAATGATTTACGTTGAAGATGAACGAATCAAATTAAACGGGGTCGTCCTCCCGGGGCTTGTGAAAAGTATTGAAGTTACTGAAACCGCAAAAGTTGACGAGCAGGAAGTCGAGGGCAGCGCGGTCAAGCCCAAACAGGCCACCGGCTATGAAGACGCAAAGGTCAATATTGAACTGATTATTGACGACACGCAGACGCAAACCCGCTACGAACGATATGCCGTGCTGCGGGCGATCTTCCGGTCATCCGGGCAGACTGTCCCGCAGCCCATTCCAATTATCAGCGAGGATACAGCGGCGCATGGTATTGAAAAGGTGATTTTCAAGAAGCTCACACATAAGGGTGAAAATAAAAAATCACAGCTTTCAGTAAACATTGAATTATGGGAGTATATTCCGCAGACGATTACGGCAGTTTCTGCTTCCTCGGCTGCTGCATCAAAGAACTCCGGCAGCGAAACGGCAGATTCGTCCGACACACAAAGCACCCTAAACCCTGACTATCAAAAGTATCTGGAAACAAAACGCGGGAAATCGCCTGCTGTAGATGATGCAAAAAGTAAGGCGGCACTTGAAACAGTTGCAAAAATGCCATTTTAGGGGGTGTTTTCTCTGAAAACGACAGAGCTTTATTATCCGCAGGTCACGGCTCATATAGGGCCGTACAGCTTTACACAGGGAATTGAAATAGAAATCCACTCGGCAAAAACATCATATTTTGACTGGGCAAAAATCCGCTTTACCAAGCAGTATAAGCCAAAAATCAGTCTGAATCCCCAGTCCCTCTGCTTGATTGAAATGGGCTATAACGGCGTGCTGAATGAGGTCTTTACCGGCTATGCCGTCAGGCCATATGACAGAGGTACTTATGCCGATGAAATCACCATGAAAGATGAAATGATGCTTCTTGAAAGCACGATTATAAATGATACTTTCATGGACACCACGCCACAGGAAATGATTTCATTTTTTCTTGCAAAGGCGGGTGTTTCCAAGGCGAAGCTGTCCGGCAGGCATTACCCGGTGCGCCGTCTGGTTTCCATCCGAAAGCAAACCGCCCGGCAGGCGATCGACACAGTAAATGCAGCATGGAATATCCGGGTTCCGTTTTTCTTTTCGGGCGGTGTGTTCTATTGGGATGAAAAGCCGGAACAATCAAAGGTCTATACTTTTGAATACGGCGTAAACATTATCAGATTAAGCCGGACAAGCGGGGTGTGGGAGCTTGAAACGATTTCTGCTCCCTTCGTAAAGCACTCGCATAAAATCAATGTAATTCATCCGCGTATCAATGGCGAATTTGAGGTTTCAAAGGTTGTTTCCACTACAAATGAATCCGGTTTTATCCGTACATATATTTATTTCTAAAGGAGGAGCTTTTCATGCTGCCGGAAATGATAAAATCTGTTGTAAAGAAACTGTTTGCAGAGGATTACCCGCATCTAAAACTCCCGGCGATTGTTTATGCCAAAGTCAGCGCAGCCCGGAAACTGGATGCTTTTGAATGGCGTGAGCTGGTGATTTACAACGATGAAAGCGGCGGCAGTTATCGGGCGCATATCAAAGCAAACTGGTATGAATATACGCTGACCATACTTGACCGATTCGGCAGCATTGATTCAGCATTCCCAGTGTTGCCGCAAATCAAATCGCGAAAGCAATTTAAGACGGGCAGTATCGTTGCAGTTGCCCTGCCGCATGGTGAACTTATTCCTTTCATTATTGGTGAGGTGAGGCTATGACCGGGCTGCATGATACCGATATCAGATTGAGTGATCATTGGCAGCTGACACAAGCGGCTGACGGTGACGCGCCCCTATGCTCGGAGCTTGACTGTCTTTATCAGAATATTGTGCTTGAAGCATTAACGCAGCCGGGAGATTTGTTCTATGACGCAGAATGGGGCTGGGGTTTGTATGAGTTCATTCAGTCTGAATTTGACGAACTGACCCGGCTGGAAATCACGCAGCGGGTTAGAAGCAAGCTCGGACTGCGTGAAGTGATTCTGCCGGAAAGCATAGCGGTAACACTTGACCTTCAAAATGATATCCTTATAGTCCGTACTTCCTTCCAGTTTGCAGAAGAGAACGAACCACGGCAGTTAAATATTATAGTGGATTCCGTCAGAGTGGAGGTAGTCGCAAATGATTGATAAAAATATACTGGATGAAGTCCTGCCCATCCCTGATATGGA